GGGGTTGCCTATGTTGGCCCATCTCGGGTCTTACACCCGGAGGTTATATGTCTTACACTCAAGTTACAGGGCGTGTTGCCTTTAGCTCCAAGTATCCACAGTTTGCTGGGAAACCACAAGTCGTGACTCGCTTTACGCGAACCGATGAAAAGTGGACCATTCAACCGTCGAGACCGGGCTACAAGAAGGCCATCGCCGCTGGCAAGATTGTAATCAATAACCAAAATGTAGGATCTGTCGTTAATCCGGAGCCCCAAATGCAGGCTTCGGCTACCCTCGGATTCAAGGTTAATTCGGACGGCGTCATTGCCGCCACGGATGGCTTTGATCTTTGGGACACGACAGCGTTTAGGATTTCAGGGCTTGACTCACTCCAAAAGTGGCGAGGGCCCCTTCCCGAACGTAAGTACGACGCATTGCTTGCTGAGGCACTGGCTGCATCGAATGCCGGTGAGATCGACTTTTTGACAACTCTAGCAGAGGCTGGTGAGTCCATCGAGATGTTGATCACGGCGTACAAAACCGTGAAAAACCCGATGAAACACTTCGCTTCGCTGAGAAGACAATTTAGTTCGATGCCTCTTCCTGCCATGACTCCACGCCTAGTGAGACTTCGCGAAAACAATATCAAGAAATTCTTGATTGAGTATGAACGTCGCCTCATAAAGCAGAAGCAGAGGTGGGATGCAAAGAAACTGAAATACCCGTATGACCCCCGGAAGACCCTAAATGAAGTCCTCAATGCAGCCGCTGCACTTAATCTCACGTGGCGTTATGGTGTTATGCCAAACGTCTATCTGTTTGAGAGTGCTGTAAAGCTAGCGAAGACCGATTTGAGGCCCATTTTCCGTACGCGTGTTAACAAGAGGGAGGTCCGAGAGATAAGCGTGTCCGATCCAATTTTGGTCGGTTCGTTGTCTCAAAGTCCCTCAGCCGTAATGCATAATTGCGGCTCTTGTGTTCAGGCGGGCACAGATCTTCTTAAGGTTTGTGTTATCAGTAACTTTGCTTATTCAAACCCGAACGAGCGCCTCATGAGGCACGAGTTCGACTTCAACATACTCAAAACGGCGTGGGAACTTTTCCCTCTTTCGTTCGTAGTTGACTGGTTTGTTAACATCGGTGACTGGTTGGGTTCGTTCTTCCCACCTTCGGGTCTCCATGAACGTGGTGTCATGTTGTCCCGAAAGTACGATGTCTCAACTACCGCCCTGATAGCTGATCAGGTTTGGGATTATCCCTTTGGTAGTCAGAACACGCACGTTGTCACCATCGGGCGTGCGGAGTGGTTTCAACACTACTCCTGTGCGACCCGTGAAGACATCAGCAGTTCTTTCCCTTCAATCCAGCTAAGACCTCAAATGAACTTTGCTCGAGCAGCAGATGCTGCTTCATTGTTCAAATTGTTGGTTCTCAAATAACTTAACCCAAATTAAATTGGAGTGTATCAAGATGGCAACAATCGTTTTACGCAAGTTCCGTGAAGTCTCGCCCGATGTCACTACCTACCGTGTTGTCACGGCTGGTCCAACTCAGGGCGCTGAAGTAACTGTGAAGCGTAGCGTTAGTACTAACCCTGGCACACCGAAATCAGGCGGCTCGGTGACATTCGCACAACAAAATCAGATCCTTGGGCCTGATAATGCTGTCTTGCGGACGCAACCAACCTCGCTAAGTTCAGGTGTTTCTGTACCAGGTGGTCTCGCTGCTGCTACACAACTCGCACAACAGAAGCTTCACACTGCAGTTTTTAATGCAGTACAGGCTGACCTTGCTTCCGGCTTCTTGCCGGGAGACTCGATCTCTGTTGATGTAGTTTAATAGTTACAAGGACAAAACTGATGACTGATGTAAATGTATTGCGCAAGCAATCCGTGAACTTCAACCTCACAAAGGAAAGTTATGAAGATCTTTGTTCTCGGGTTAGTAGTTATTGTGGCATCGTGTCTCGGCGCGATAGTCTCAGCGATAGCTATGCTGACCTAAGCCTTAACGGCTTAAACAGCGCCTTGAAACAACCTGGGGTACACCAAAATCAAGAGGAGAGAAGAGCTTTGCTGGACTCTCAATTGACTAGGTTTTTCGCTACAGAGCTAACAAGGAAACTACAACCGCACGAGGCTACAAAGCCGACGCAATCTCAAACTGATTGCGCGGTGCGGAAGTTCTTATCTACTGAAGAGCGTAACGAGCTGCTAAATAAGCGGTTCTGCTCGGACGTCTTCGATCGTCGTCATCCTGACTTCGACCCGAAGATTGTTAGCTTGATCTATAAAGCGAAAGAACGCATTACGAAAGTCTTAGGCCCACGACCGAATATGCAGCGAGTTATCGCTGGATCCTGGTTTGGGCCGGGTAGTACCATGGAGTCCGTTAAGGACAAGGTGGATGCTGCTTACAAGGTTTATCAAATCCCCTATAAGATCAGCTTTGCACTCTCCGAAGAACTGGAGACCCTGTACAAGTTGATCTGGCAAAATCGTCAATGGCGCCGAGCTCTGCTCGAGCACCGCGATCTCGCTAATTATAGAAAAGAGAATGCCGCGGAATACCGTAAGGTCCGTAGTTCTCGGGAAGCGTTTGATTTCTACTCCGCAGTGATATTCACAGATGGCGGTGAGTCTAGTATGGTCTCTATTTTCAAAAACGAGACCGAGTCTAGGCTTATCTTCAAGAGCGATTCCATTGCCGTTGCTTTGCAGCGTGGTACTGGGAAAGAAATCGCCCGTCTCAGTGAAAGGGTTGGACTGAAAAAGGAAATGCAAGAGCGTTATCATAAAGAGCTGATACGTCACGCATCTGGGCTAATCGGTACTACCGATCTGTCAAGTGCCTCTGACTCAGTTTTCTTGGTACTCGTTCGTTTGCTGCTCCCTAGTAAGTGGTATCACTGGTTAACCGCTCTCCGATCAGAAACTGTTCTCCTCCCAGATGGTTCCGAACATACCCTCCAAGGGTATGCAGGAATGGGAAATGCGACCGTTTTTGAGCTAGAAACCCTGATATTTTGGGCTATAGCGGATTCTTCTTGTGTTATAGAAGATACAATCCCACAAAGGGATTGGTTTACTCCTCTATGTGTTTCTGTATATGGCGATGATATCATCGCTTCAGAATCTAACACTCCTAGAATCATCGATGCACTGCAGCTGTTTGGATTCGTCATTAACATGAAGAAAACCTATTACGGCTCAGACGCAGTACGGGAGAGTTGCGGCGCTTTCAGTGCGTTAACTGAGCCCTTCCCTGTGTTCAACATCAAAGAACTTAACACTGTTCCCGATGTTGTATCTGCACAGAATCGTCTTTTCGCAATCTCCGAAAAATATCATGAGATGCCTTCTCTCTCTGGTTTCGCGCGCAGTTTGGCGCTCCAGCTGAGTGATTGGTTGCGAAAACGATGGAAGGTGCCTGAAGGACCACGAGGTGTGGATGGTATGGTCTGGAGTGAATCCTGGAAAATTTCCCAGAAATCACGACGGTTACATGCTTCTTTGTTTCGTAATCGAACTCCTGAATGGTTTATAGGCCCCGTTAAAGAGGGTTTAGGCTTTTACAGAGGTTCTGGTCCTGTGCCGTACGCGAGATCTGGTGAGGGCTTCATCGCCCCTGACCAGGTACTGATGCTCGACACACTTAAATATTCACCTAAGGAGTTCAAATTCGCTCCGAAGGCTGTATTCGCGTGTGTCATGCAATCAGGCCTCAATCACGTCGTGAGACGCCGAGGATCCGGTACAATCCGCAGTAAAATGGTAACTACAATGCAATCTAGCATCCGGAATGCATATGATAGCTACCTAGGCGCTCTGTAGCGACCGAATTGTGG